CGAACAGATCGATCCGAACACTGCCCGGGCGATTACTGCCGAGCTCAAGAAAATGAATAGGGCAAAACAGCAACAGCAGGGACAATTGCAAGGCGCGCAGGGGCAACTACCACCTCCGGAAATGGCTGGACAGATGCCAGGAAACATGCAACAACCGATGGTGTGATAGCGCTAATGAGACCAGAGGGGCAGTTGAATGCTCTTCATGCATTATATGCCTGGGCAAACGAAGTTGGGGTAAACGGTTACGCGGTTGAGGTTGGAACATTCTCCGGTGAAAATGCCGTGATCATGGCAAAGTATTTTAACAGCGTAGTCACAGTAGATCCATGGCTCAACGGATACGACAAAGACGATCACGCTTCGAGCGCAGACATGGCAGAAGTAGAAAAAAAATATTTTGAGCGTACTGCCTGGTTCCCAAATATTTCACATCTAAAACTTGCTAGCCTGGAGGGTGCGAAGGAATTTAAGGACGCGTCTTTAGATTTTGTGTACCTAGACGGAGACCATCAGACGGACGCTGTCGTCGCAGATATCGATGCTTGGAAACCGAAGGTCAGAAAAGGTGGCATCCTGGCCGGGCACGACATTAATATGGAAAAGGTGCATAATGCTCTGAAGCAAAGGCTTATGGGAGCTACTGCAAAAGTATTCACAGATAGTTCATGGGGTACAATCATATGACAAAACTAAGGGCAATTCTAAACTTTATACGCTTTACCAAGTGGGTCGACGAGCCGGAATGGACCGGGGACGACGCCAGGGCCCTGGGAAGTTTCATGAGATCCGAGCATGGGGTAAGGTTCGCGGCGATCCTTAGAAACATGACGATTCGACAGGATTCTAGCGCAGTTCAAAAAGGCGACTTGACAGCGTGTGGATTCGCAATAGGTTTCCGATCTGCAGTGGCAGTAATCGATTCCCTTGGAATTGATGCCACTCATCCCGCGGGAGGGGCAGACGACTAGAGGTTACCCGCGGAGTACAAAGACTAGTCACAATCCCGCCCGAGATCGTTAACCGTCTCGGGGCTGGAGTAAAGGGGTTAGCATGGGTAATGGAATAGAACTGACGGCGGAATCGTTACGAAGAGCGGCCATGATTGAGGATGGGATTATCCCTCCAGATAAAGTGGAAGCAAAACCGGAGACGGCACCAACGTCGGAACCAGTGGAGAAGACCGAGTCGAATCCCACGTCGACGACAGAACCTAAAACAGAAAATTCGCCTTCCACGACCGAAGTCGCGGACAAAAAAGGTGATAGTTCTTTAACAACGACAGAGTCTGAGAGTCCGGTTGAGTCATCCGACAAGGCCAAGGAACCCAGCAAGTACGAGAAGCTAAAGAATCGCCAGCAGAAGGAATGGGATGCCATTCAACAAGCAAAGGCGGAAGCTAAGGCTGAGAAGGAACGCTTGGAACGTGAGCGCCAGGAATTCATGCGCGAGCGTGAAGAGGCACGGAAGGCAGACCAGGAGAGACCAGCAGGCAAGTTTGACGCGACCGACTACCGAAACGCTGCGAAGCAGTTCCGGGAAGAGGGTCGAGAAGATCTAGCCGAGCAGGCCGATAAGAGAGCTCAAGAGGTTGAGAAGTACGAAATACAATCTCAAGAGAGAAAAGTTAGGGAGATGGGCGAGAAGGCTTGGAACGAGAATCTGAACAGATTGGTTGATAAGCATCCAGATCTAAAGGATTCAAATTCAAGCCTTCATAAAAAAGTAGCAGAACTACTTAACTCGAAAGCAGTCCTTCGCCAGTATCCTGACGGCATCGTCGATGCAGTCGAGATCGCACAACTTGCTCTGAAAACGGATAACTCAACCGGATTAGCAGATGAAGTCGAAAAGCTCCGCAAAGAAAATGCGGAGTTCAAAAAACGTTTACAACCTGGAGTTGGTTCACCGTCAACCCCGGCGCCCAAGAAGCAGCTTAAGGATTTATCCTCTGCAGAACAAGGTGCCGAACTTCGCCGAATGGCGATGGAATTTGACGAAGCTAACTAGGGTTTAGACAACAGGAGATAAAATTATATGGCACTAGTAACCTCTGGCTCGCTCGCAGCGGCCTACCAGGAGTACTTCTCGAAAGAGTTGCTCCAACGTCAATTGCCCATCTTGCAGATGGAACAATTCGGAATGAAAGCCGCGCTTCCCCGGAAGAACGGCTCAAAGCAGATTCGCTTTTTCCGTTACGACAATCCGAGCATTAGCTCGATCATCGAAGTAACGTCGGAAGGCACAAACCCTGGAAATAACGAACGTCAGTTGACCCTGTCGACTGTAGGTGCGACCCTCCAGCAGTTTGCCAGCTTGGTCAAGCTGTCTGATATCTTGCAAGCCACAAACTTGTTTGATTCTATGGCACAGGCCACGACTCAATTGGCAGAAGATCACGCGTTACACGCGGATACATTGGTGCATCGTGTGCTCACGACCGGGACTACCTCCGGAACTGGCACTCTGTCTACCTCGGTCCGCTACGCGCAGAACAGCAACTCGACGGCATTCATCGCCGCGACTGCAGCCAACTCGTCCTTCACGGCACTCGACTTGCTCGATTCCGTGACGTCACTCCGGGTTGACAAGGCTCCTACAATCAAGGGTGGATACATCCTGGTTGCAGATCCTCGTACTGCTCGCTCGATCCTCAATGATGACGACTACATCCAAGCGCATCACTATTCGGGCACGGACAGCTTGCTGAAGGGTGAAGTTGGCGCGTACTACGGAGTGAAGACTCTGTTGTCGCACAACATTCTGTCCTTCGGTTCTGCTTCTGCTAATGCCATCTCTGGCACTGCGGCAGCGGCCTACAACTCCAGCACTGCGCCTTTCTTGGCGAACATTGTGCTCGGTGACCAGGCATTCGGCGTACCTAGCCTCACAGGCGACTCGCCCTATAGCCCCAAGGTCCTAATTGCAGAAGGTCCGGACAAGTCCGACCCTCTGGATTTGGTAACCTCGGTCGCTGTCAAAACGTACTACACCGCGGTTCAGTTGAACGGAGCGTTCTACCGAGTCGTGTTTAGCCGTTCTGAAGTCAGCTAATTAAATGGGCGCGATCGTATTAATGATCGGGCCCGAAGCGAAGGCTCGGGGAGGCAAAAATCTCCCCGGGCCCGAGCCTAAAAGCGAGGGTACAAAAATGGCTAACATGGTAAATATTCCGATCGAAAATCTAACCATCTCGCAAGAGACCGAACAGGCCGAGCCTATGGTTGGCGATATGGTTGAATTGACCGGAGAAGTTGTTGAAATCAAAGAAGGCGTTGCCGTCGTTCGCGTAAGCGAGGCAGAAGGAGAGATGGAAGAAGAATCTCCAGAAGCTGAAACCGAAGGCGAACGTCTCAGGAATGCAGCCGTCGAGATGGACGGTGGGGAAATGATGGAAGACTGATGCCACTCTACGAGTACGAAGACAGGGACACCGGGGGCGTTGTAACGCTCGAGCGTCCGGTAGATGAAAGGGACAATGTCCCAAGTAAACTAAAACGACGCAACTTTCCCTCCAGCTTCAGACTTGTTAACTGTGGTTCAGACCCAGCATACCATCCCGCGGCCATGGACGGTCGCAACATTCTAAAAGGTTATCACGCACTAGAACAAAAACTCGGCTCAAGGTTCCGCCCAAGACATAAAGCCGATACAATCAAACAAGTTTGGGCAAAACATAGGAAATTAGATCCATGAGTCAAATCAACATTCGCCGAGAATTGAAAGCAAAAGGCAAACCTGTCCGGATTAATTCTGGGCTGGAATCTACCGCGATGGAATTCACCACAAACGCAACTACCGGAACATTTATTTCTGGTACTTCGACCCTGGGAATTACCATTAAGCTCAACGGCACTTCGTACAAGATCCCGGTCTACAGCTAATGTCTGCAGACTTAGATCGTTTTGGGGCCAGGAACGGTTTTACCGTTGGCACCACAGGCGTTTCCGGGCAGGCATATTGGGCGATCCAAATGCTGGCCGACACGACCTTCAGCGCCATTGCAGGAGACTTCGATGGCACACTGACAGGCGTGACGATCGGTTCCGGGAACATAATCTACGGACGGTTTAACAGCTTTACTGCTGGAACTGGACGTGTGATCGCCTACAAGGGCTAATTACCTATTAGCAGTCAACCCGCCAAAGGTTCTATCCCTTGGCGATTGATTGCATTGTAATTATATGCCTTCGCTAAGTCTTAACATTGGATTAAACAACGGAAGAAAACTTCCCTTTGGCGGTGGAGCCGCACCCAGCGGGATTCCTGTGGCGACAACTGCTTTAGTGATTGTGACTGGTTTTACTGGTGGAAATACAGAATATAATGGAACTTATACCAAGGGAACAAGCGGAGGCGTTGATCCGTTTATTACAACACCTCCAACAG